CGGGTGTTCGTCCCGCCCGCAGCGCCAGTGATCTGGAAATCGGCGAACCGGTGGTACTTCGATCGGCTGCTAGCGTTCGTGCCCTTGATCGCGATCGTACTACCAGACGAACGAAGATCGTTCAGGATGGACTGGTTCCGGTCCACCCCGATAATGTTCACGCCAGGGACCGAAGCGCCGAGCGTGACCAGATCAGCGCCGGGCGTCCCATCCAGGTAGAACGTACCGGGCGGGATCAAGATATCGCCACCGCCAGCCGCGCCAGCCAGCGCGACCGCGGTTACCAGCACTGAGACGTTATCGGTCGGGACAGTCCCCGAACTTGACCCGGCAATAGCGCCCAGGCCCTCGATGTTCAAGTTTTCGTTGAGGACGGTGACAGCCAGGCGGGTCTTCAGGTTCGTGAACGTGCCCGCAGGGTCTGTGCCGAGCTCGGCCTGGATCGCTTCGATCGCGTCGTTCGCGTTGGCATGCTGGGTGGCGTGCGGGGTCGTGACGTTATTGGTCGCGTCCCCGGCTGCCGGGTTGGATAGACTGTCGAGCGCGCCAGGGTAACTAGATGCCAACGGAATCAGTCAATCGTGTAGTAGACGATAACGGGACCGGTCGTCAAGTCAAGGTGGATGCCAGTCCCGCACCTGAGACCACCATCCCCGAACCACCAAACACCGGGTGTAGTCGCCGGGGTGACAACCACCCGGTTGGCAGCAGTGCCAGCAGAAGTGTCATCATGCACGGCAGCCGAACCTGCGATCACGCACAGGCCGAGGAGGCGGCAAGCGCCGGTGTAGACTTGGGCGTCAGCGGTCTGGTAAGAGACGCGAGCCTTCGGAGTTCCGTAAGCCATCAAGAATCCTTTGTTCTATTAGAAGGCCGTTACTGTCCCGCAGCCTGCTGCGAAGCCAACAGGGCATCAGGGGGCATGTTCGGGCCAGACATCGGCAATGCCAAGCCCCCATCAGGGCCGACCTCACCACCCTCAGGCGGGACCCCCATCATCGGCGCTGGGGGGACGAGGAACCGTTCAGGGTTCTTGATCCCGAACCCTTCCTTCAAGACATACCGGGCCATCTCTGCGGGATCAACCACCTGCCCGAGATACGGCTGCATCACATTCGCTAGCATCAGGGCCTGCTGGCGGCGTTGCGACTCATTCCGGGGCTGAGTAGACCCAGCCTCCACCATGAAATCGAACTCGCCCTGGATCTGCTGCCGGTCGAACGGCACCCACGAGAACCCGGACTCGCCCACAATCCGGATCATTGTCTCGCCAGTCATATACTCCTGGAACAATTTGAGCACATGCTCAGCTACATCCGACAGCCAAACCTCCAGAGTGGAAAGCTTGTCTTGCGAACGGGCGTTCACAGCGTCCTGGATCATCGCGGCTTCGGTCGCTGTCCGGCGAGTTTCTGCCTCACCACCACGCTGATACTCCGACACCGCCGAGACACTGTCGATGTCGTTTTCGATCGTGTTCGAGTACCCGTACATCTGCCCGTCGACCATTGTGATCGGGATAGGCTGGATGATATCACTCAGGGGCGTATTGTCATCATCGACATAGACGATACGGTTATCGTAGTCGGCTTCGAGAGTGTTCCGGGCCTCCGTCGACAACGCATTCGCACGAGCGACATACGCACGCGCATACCGTTTACGGTGGTTCATCATGTCCGAACGGACTTCGTTCAGCTCTGCCTGGATCGGGGCGATCATCTCGAGATCGCCGACCGGGTAGAAGAAGTCCGGGACATCATAATTGCGGAGCATCACGAACGGGTTCCCGTACACGTACGGGAGCGCGACCGGATCGACCAGGAACTCCTCAGCGTCCTTGCAGAACACCGAGAACTTCCCGTTCAGAAGGTCGTAGAACTCGTAGACGGTCACGCGCTTCTGGGAATCTTCGACCTTGCGGGACCCGCTACCAGTCTCCTCGTCCCGCCAACGCGGGTTCAGGCTACTATCACCCTCCAGCTTGCGGCGCACCGACGTCTTGTAGGCCGGGTTCGCCCGAGCGATAGCGAGCGGCATGACGATCCGTTGGGCGATCCAGCGCATATCGGCCGGGCACGTCGCCTCCGGGTCCACGAACACATCGAACGGGCTGACGCGCTCAACGAACGGATCATCCGTTTTCGTGACCCGTTTCGTCGCCGGCAACCCCTCGGCCACATCCTCGATGTCGGGGGTTTCGTCCTCGAATTCGGGGTTGTTGCCAAGGAATTCTTCGACCTGGCCCATCTGCTCTTGGAGCATCTGGTCCCGTTCCTCATCAGAAACGGGTTCCTCGCCCTGTTCGTACTTCCAGCCGACCTTGACCCAGCCATGCCCGAGAATGATCCAGTCATCGACCGCACGCCGGACCTCCGGATGGAACCGGTAACGGTGCCACCAGAAGTTCAGGCCCTGCTCGACCAGCTCTGCCGCTGGCGCCTCATCTTCACGGCGGGCCAGAACGCTAAAGACGGGATGGTTGATGCTGACTGCGGGAGCGATGACATTCTTCGTGGCGAACGCGATGTTCACCATGATCTTATCTTCGTGGGAGAGGTCCGCTTCGGTGAAATGCTTCCCGCGGTAGAGGTCGATCAGGCTCCGCCAGAGCTTATCATACTGCTCGGCCTTCCGCCACTTGATGCTGGCTTCCAGGTCGAGATTGTAGTCTTTGAGTGTGTCTGCGCGGGACTTCAAGTCCAGCATCCCCTGTCGGCCGGGACAATATCCTGACTGATGCCCTGCCGTTCCCAATCCTTACGCCACTGAGCATTCTGCTCATTGATCGTCGGACCATGAAACGTATCCCGACCGTACGTATACTTCAGCCCAATACTCCTAATACGCTCAGCATCAGCAGTATCACACTTCGCACAAAAATGGCGCGTACGAAGATCGGGTTCCCACACAGGACAAGCACTCATCTACAAACAGCCCCCGACTGTCCCACCATCACGCGACCCGGCCACGCACATGCCCGCCACCAATCCGGCGCGGAGACGACTGATCCAACATCCCAGCCCACCAACCGAGCGTCCCGTACAGGTCCGGGGCTGCTTCCTCCTGCCGTGGCGTGGTCGCATGTTTCCGCATCTGGTTCGTGATCGCCAACGACACTACCCGGTCATCGAACGGCGAACCAGACATCTGCCCGCGTTCATCCCGCTGATATGTCAACATCTCCCGCAAAGTGCTATCGTCCGGGATGATAAGGTCACCGTCACGGAACGCCATCGCGAGCTCGTCAATCATGACCGGTTTCGTATACCGGGTTGTCTGCCAGCCGATCTTCCGGCCCTGCTTCCGGGTCCGTTCGTCGTACTTCCACGCATAATAGATGCTCGGGTAATGCAGCCGTTTCAGGTGCGCGAGCGTGGAATGGCCGTGGTTGTTCGCTTCGACCCCAATCAACGCCCGGCCGTACCACCAGCCTAGATCGTGCAACACGTCCCCAAACAGGTCCGGGTCGATATGACCATGCCAGGCTGCCACCACCTCCTGCGACAGGATGTCGATCACATGCGCTGATGAAAAGTCTCCATGTTCCAATCCTTCGGCGACGTCCGCGCCGATCACATACTTCCCCATCGGGCCAGGAGGCGTCCAGACCCGCAACTCCCCCTCAGGCGCTGGCCGGAACTCCACCAACGGTGACTGCACCCGCAACAAAAACCCACGTTGCGGCTCACGCCGTTCATGATCCCGGATCAACGTCCCATCGAAGACCGGGTTACCAGACTTGATGAACGCTTCTTCAGGGTTCTCCGGGTATTCTTGCCAGAGCTGCCAGTCCGGCATGTTCCGACGTTTATCGTCATACCAGGCATCGTCACGTTCCGGGACCGCCCGCCACGAATAGAACAATGGCACGAACGGAGAATGCCCGGACTCCGCCTTCTCCCACAGTTCATGGAAGAAGTTACCCGCACCGTTCGCTGTCGACAGTCCGATCACGGACCCGCCGATGTCGGTGATCGGCTCGATCGACGCCCAGGCTTCTTCAGGGTTCTCGAAGAACGCCCACTCGTCCACGATCACCAGATTGACGGTGCGGCCACGCGCCGGGTCTTTCTTCGACGGGAGCGACTCGATCCCCGACCCGTTCGAGAACGGCATCCGTTCCTGGCTTTCGGAAAGCCGTTCCGGGCCACGCGACTTCAACCATTCCGGTAGCCGCTTATACCCATAATCGACCTTCGCCAGAATCTCACGCGACTCACGCTCACCCCGAGACAAGAAAATGATCGTATAGTCATCCCGGAAGTACGCCTTCCAGAAACTGTACGCCGCACAGAGGGTGGTCCAGCCGATCTGCCGGGCCTTGAGCGTCACGACATACCGTTCACGCTCGAAGACCTGGAACGCTTCTCGTTGCGGGTCACGCAACTCCAGATGCTTCGCCCCCTTGGGGGTTTGGATCATCCAGTAGTTCTCAGCGAAGTACGCGAAATCGGTTGTGCAGCGCCGCCACCGGACCTCGGCCAGCAACTCCTGCTTACGAGAAACCACCTAGACCCTACTCGTGATCGTACTCGCCGACCACACGCAACGCCGGGAGCTCATCCAAGTGTGCCCGCAACTCCGCGCCCAGTTCCTCATCCGACAGGTCCTCGATCTTACGGTCCGTGATGATCCGTTGCGTTGGCATGAACCGGCCCACATACGTCAAATAGGCCTGCATCGCCCGGACATCCCCATCCAGGGTCGCCGCCTTATACAGACTGTTCACGACCTCCTGGATACGGAACTCATCAATGTTCAGTTCGGCAGCACGCTTCCCCAACTCCGCCTTAAACCTCGGGTCACGCTGCCACCGCCGAAGAATCTCGTACGAAACACCCTGCTCATCCGCCCACTGCTTCTTACTGCCGCGCCGATCAGGATCAATCAACCACTCCAGAAACAGGAGCTGGAGTTCAGGGATGACCGGGTTACCCTCGGCATCTTTCCCCCACCGTTCGCCCTTGGCGATATCAGCCTTCAACATGCCCTCTCCTCCAATCCTGGGGTTAGGAGGGGCCGGGAGCCAGGACCAAGGACGGAAAGGGTGGACGTCCCCAGAAGGCTAGCTCGACCAGCCCCTCCACCAACAGGACCAGACTGTCCCACACGACCAGACCAGCATGCTACACTCCAACACCATGACCGCCTGCCCCCGATGCGGGGAACACGACACCCCCAAATACGAAACAGGCAACGACTGGTGCCTCACCTGCGTACTCCACGAGGTAGACCGACAACACCGGCATGCTAAAACCACCCACCAGAAACCCCAAGTGTTCCGAGGCCAGCCGAAGCTCGCACGACGAGCCTACCGGACCCGGCACGCCCAACCAGACTCCTAGAAAATCTGGGACACCCCAGCCCTACAAGTAGAAGCACAAAACGGCACTGACAGAAAGCCACCCGGCAACTGACAGAAAGCCACCACCCACAAAACCGTCGCCCACCTGGCGGCGGACAACAAGGTGTGGTCGTAAAACCTGGATTAGCCCCGGCCGCTACGAGACGGGAGAAGCCCCAGGCTAATGTAGACCCCCCGATCACCCACGCTTTTTTTGAGCGTTTTCCCCCTCGTCC